CCGAGGTGTCGTTGGTCTGGAAATCGACGTTGATGCCCACGAAGACGGATGGCTGGCCGTCCGCGAAGAGGTTGGGCCGGGCGCGCGTGAAGATCTTCTTCTGGCCGCGCGAGCCGAAGTAGTTGAAGGCCTGCAGCGCGCCAGCGGAGATTGCGACGTTGTCATCCGCGTGGTCGTCCGTCCATGCCTTGGCGACGTAATCGGTGCCGCCAAACCACAGATCCTGCTTGTGGAGCGTGAAGCAGTTGGCGGGCCAGCCCGTGAAGTTGCACCACGACTGCACGATGGTGTTCATCACGTACTGCTGCTGCGAGCCGGTGCCGACCGGAATGTTCACGATGATCGCGTTGAACTTCGGCGCGACGCAGATCTCCCAGCCGAACGCGCCTTGATATGCGGTGGTCGCGCTTGCGAACGCGCCTTGGATCTTGTCGGTCAGCGCCACGCTCTGCGGCGCGACGCGCGCGCTCTGGAGCGCCTGCGAGAGCGGGAAGAGGCCGTCGAAGGCGATGTAGGCAAGGTCGCCCGCGAACTTGGCAAGGCACCGCTTGCCCATCGGCGCGCCCATGGCCCAGACGCCGACCAGCGACCACGTCGATGCGTTGGACGGGTCCGTGCCTCGGTAGATGATGATCTCGCCCTGCGTGGTGACGAATACGAGGTTGTCGTCAAGGCCGAAGCCGGCGTCGATCGTCCAGACGCCCATCGCCAGCAGGTAACCGCCCTTGCGAGCCACCGTGGACAGGTCGAGCACCTGCGCCGCGCCGCCGACGGACTGCGTCGGCAGGTACCACGCCTTCAGCGTGTTGCGCTGGATGAACCACACCCGATTCTTGAACAGGCAGACGTTGTCGAGATCGCTCGTCGTGACGCCCGTGATGGCGGGCGACGATGCGCCGGTGATCGACGTCCAGGTCGAGCCATCGTAAAGCAGCGGGCTGTTGCCGCCGCTGACGGCGTAGAGGTAATTGCCGCCAGCGGTCGCGACGTTCGTGCTCTCCCAGCGGCTGTTGGTAAGGCCGGACACGAGCGCCGCGCCTACCGCGCCCGAGCTGGTCACGTTGTAGATCGCATTGCCCGAGATCGCGAACAGCGTCTGCGTCGTCGCGCCGTTGTACGGCATCAGCGTCTCGACCTGACCGGGCAGGCCGGTGGCATGCTTCTGGAACCCGCCGCGCAGCACGACGTTGGTCGCCGTCGGGAAGTAGTTTGTGAGCTGCACCGCGTCGGTCGGCTTCATGTTCGCGAGGCTGTCGCGCGCATTCCAGCCGCCGATCGGTGCGGGGATCGACGCGACGCGCGCCGAGGCCTGTTTCGCCGCGCGCAGGATCGGTGCCGGGCGCGCCATGTCAGGTGGACCCGTAGCCGCTGTCGGGGATGTTGTCGTAGCCGATCAGGACCGTGCCGGGGCGCGGCGCGAAGGACAGCGTGGCGGCGGACATGTCCTGCGCCTTCACCGTCTCCAGCTCCGTCATGAAGTCGCGGTACAGCGCCGTCGTGTCGAAGCCCTTCGCCTCGAAATACTTCAGCTTCGTGAACAGCACCATCACCCGGTCGGGGAAGATGCAGGTGTCGTCGTCTGCGGTGAAGCTGTTCTTGACCGCGCCCGAGGCCGAAATCGCCCAGCCCTTCGACCGATACTCGAAACCGAGGTATTCCGCGGTCGTGGTCGGCGGCCAGATCTGGAAGTAGCTGCCGTAGAGCCGCCAGCGGATGCGCGGGCCTGTCGAGATGTAGCCCGAGAGCAGCCACTCCCACTGCTGCGGGCTCTCCGGCCCGAGCATTTCCCACCGCTTTGACTTGTCCCACTGCGTGCGCGGGACGATGCTGTCGTAGTCGCTCGGCAGGGCGTACTTGACCTTCGCGAAGGTGATCGACGCGCCCGTGCCGGCAGACGCCGGGATCTGGTTCAGCGTCACCTGCGATCCGCTGTCTACGCTCTGGATGAACGTGTCCTGGCCGATGCCGGTGCCGACCGCCATGTAGGTCGTGTCGAGGCCGGTGGTGTCAGGGATGCCGGTGACCGTGGCCGCGGAGGTCGTCCACGTCCCGGTCGTCGTGAGGAACTGCACCGTGAAGCGGTACGGCTTGGTCAGCGCGCGCCAGTCGTGGCGGCGCAGGAGCTCGTAGCCGCTGGCGTTCATCAGCGCGAGCGTCTGGATCACGTCCTGCGCGTTGTTGCCCGCCACGGTCGAGGGCGAGACGAGGCCCAGCTCGTTGGAAACCTGCTGGACGAGCTGGACCATCGTCGAGGTCATGTCAGGCGCTCCTGTCGCTCATCGGAGGACGCCCGCGGCGCGGGGCCTCGCCCTTGGCCTCCATCAGCGCGGCCACCTGCGCCTGCAGCGCGGCGAGCTGCGCCTTGGCATCGGCTAGCTCCGCGCTGGCTACGCTGTCGGTCTTCAGCCGCAGGAAAGCCTGCGCCTTGAGCCGCAGCCCGACGCCGCCCATGCCGACCCGCATCATCTGCGCGTCGCTGGCCGTCGCCACCTGCTCCACGGTGCGGAACTTGAGGATCTGCAGCTCCGCCACCTGCGCGTCGGTGATGTCGCCGGGCGCAGCGCGGTGCCACTCCTCCAGCTTCGTGCCGGGGATGTCGCCGTTCTCGTTCTGCATCTGGAAGTGCAGCCACTGGCGCGGGAACCGAGCCTTGTGGTCGTCGCGCACCGGCTGGTCGATGATGTTCGTCGTGTCGCCGGGCACCATGATGCGGATGAACGGGCGGTCAAGCTCCTTGTGGTCGTAGAATTCCACATGGAGCTTGGCGTCGGCGTTTGCGTCGTCGCTGTCGAGCGGCATATCAGGCGCCCGCGATGCTGATCCACGTCGTCGCGGACGTGGCGATGAACAGGACGCGCTGCGTGGTGGTGACGCTGAGCGAGGCCGCGCCGTTGTTGATGGTCGAGGCCGTCGAGAACGGGTAGACGGTCAGCGTCGTGCCCGAGCGATTGTAGACGGCGACCATCGCACCGACCTCGGTCGGCGGCAGCTTGACGCCCGTCGAGGCCGAGACCGTGGCCACCTCGTTGTAGACGGCGGAGAGCTGCAGCGCGTCAACGGCGGTCGAGCCCGTGGCCGTCAGGCCGGTGGCGCCGTCGCCGCAGATCTGGGTGGTCGCGAGGCCGGAGTTTCCGGCAGCCTGGACTCGAGAGGGGATCGGCATGGTGGTCTTCCTTTCAGCGTGAGAGGCCCATCTGGGCGGCGACGGCAGGGAGAAGCCCCTTGCCGTGAACGTACAACTCCGCATCGCCTTCGATCAATTGACGCGATGCGACCTGGAACTCCATCGCCTGCCGGGCCATCCACGGCGCGGCGATGAAGCGTTGGTCTCCGATGCGGAACTCCTGCCTGTCGTCTTCGTCGTTGAGCGGCTGGGCGTAGGCATGGCCATCGCCCGCATCGGAGTAGCTGCTATCGATCCCGAACAGGTGGATCTTGCGGTGTCCGAGCGCGTAGGCGATCGACAGGGCCTGCAGGCCGACCGTCGTGCCGCCGCCGATCAAGACGGCCTCCTTGTGGCCGATCCACTCGTCGATTTCGGGGTAGGCCGGGTGCCAGAGCGTCGCCGGGTGGCCCGCGATGGCGCGGAACAGGTCGGGATGGCACTGCGAGGCGATGAGATAGTGCAGGGCCTTGGGTCCGGCGACGAACGCCACATTCTCGGGCCGGGCGTCCAGCAGGACTTGGTGATCCGAGGCGATCCCGGCTGCGTACAGGACCGGGACGGTGCCGTTGGTGGCGTAGACCTCGGCCCCGCCGTCGCGCAGCGCGCGGATCATCGGCAGCAGGGGCCGCATCGACGGGCCACCGCCGACCACGATGGCAGGCCGGTCATGCGCCTCGACCAGATCCAGCCACGGCAGCGGCAGCTTGCAAGCCGCCAGGACGTTCGCGCGGATGCGGTCGTCGGCGGTGTTGCAGACGATCGGCAGCGTCTGGTCGAGGTTGTCGGTCAGGATCATCGGATCTGGGTTGCCGTGAAGATGACGGAGGGGATGGCAGGCACCGGCGGCGACGCCGCGAAGCCAGCGATGAAGCAGTTGGTGTCGTCGGTTGACCAGACGAGCTCGAAATAGTCGCCTGCGTTCATGTCCTGCAGGAAGTTCCACGCCGCCACGATCTCCGCGTCGCTGCCGTTAACAGCGACCTTCGTCGCGCTGTTGGCGATGTCGAACCCGTTGACGCGGTACCAGATGAAGACGGCAGCCGTCGAAGCCGCGGTCTTGTCGAGCTGGATGCTGAACTGGAAATTGTAAACCCCGGCCTGCGCGCAGACGATGCGCGAGGCGGGCGAGCCGATGGAGACGAGGTAGCTCTCGGTCGTCGCGCTGAGCGTCACGGGGTAGGCGGTATTCGCCAGCGCCGCGGTCTGGGTCGCCGTCGAGATGAACGCGCCGTGCGCCGCCTGCGATGCGGTGCCGCCGAAGCCCTGATGCTGTTCCCAGCGGGTGTTGCTGATTGCGAAGAAGCAGACCGCCGAATTCGGCATGATCGTGAGCGAGGTCGCCCCGCCGACGGTCGTGCCGGTGTCCCAGGGGTAGACGAGCAGCGCATTCGCGCCGACGTTCGTCACCCAGATCGTCGCGCCCATCTCGCAGGGCGGCAGCTTCACGCCAGCGCCCGCAGCGACGGTCGAGATCCGGTTGTAGATGCTGGTCAGCGCGGTCGCGTCGCTGGATGTCGATCCGGCTGCCGACACCGCTGACGCGCCCTCGCCGCAGATCGCGGCGGTGGTCAACGAGGTGACGCCCGAGTTCAAGACGCGCGACGGAAGCGCCATGAATGCTCCCGAGGAAGAAGAGGGCGGCGAGCGCGAGCCCGCCGCCCCCAGTTGGTCAGATGATCTGACCCTGCTTGTGCGGACGGTTGATCGATACGATCACCGTCGACACGCCGGACGCGACCGTCGCGAGGTTCGCGGAGCGAGCCCCGAGCAGCTGCTTGCCGGTGGCCACGGTCGGCATCACCCGGCCCGCCGTGGCGGACTGGAAGATGGCGACCTGCGGGTTGACGGCCACGGCGGTCTTCTTCATGACCGCGAGGCCGCCGATCTGGTACCAGCCGAAGGAGCCGGCGCCGTTGGCGGACATCGCGACCGCCACCGGACCCGCGAGGTTCGCCGTGTTGGCGGCCAGCGTGGTCTGGAAGGTCGTCGCGTTGTACGACACGAGCGAGCCGACTTCGGTCGATGCCACGCCGAGGAGGAGGATGAACTCGCCCTCACCGTAGGTCGGATCGTAGCCGCGCACGACCATGCCGAGCGTCGCCGGCGGGGTCGGGATGGCGGACGTGCCGTTCGCCATCGTTTCGCCGGCGTCGGTCTGGTCGATCGACAGAAGGCCCAGACGGTTTTCGACGGAGTAGGTCATTTTCTGGCCCTCCTTAGGCGATCAGCACGCCGCTGAACTGCGGCCCGCTGCTGGTGAGGTTGCCGGCCCAGCCGATCAGCTTGACGATGGCGTCCTGGTTGACCGCCTGACGCTCGCCCCCGATCGGCACGAAGTTCCGGTCGGCGTGCGGGCGGAAGTGCAGGTACTTGGTGTTCAGGAACCACATGTGGTTCGCCGTAGCCGCCGCGCCGATACCGCCGTCGAGGACGACATCGGAGGCCATGCCCGCGCCGTAGTACTTGAGCGACGCGAAGCCCGCGCCAGCCATGCTCGAACCGGAGTCCGAAATGCGCTGGATCGACTGCAGGGACTGCAGATACAGGCGATAGTAGTTGTTGTCCGCCACGATCAGGTCCGGCTTGTCGGTGCCGCGGATGAGCTGCACGGCCACGCTGTCCATGTACTGCTGGATGTTGGCCGCCGTCACCGCCGCGCCGCCGTTCGTCGTGCCGGAGTAGGCCACGGAACGCCAGAACGACCACGACACGCGGCTGATGCCGCCGTAGGTGCCCGAGCCGGGGCTGTCGGGCACCGCCGCCGCGAGGCCGGTGATGTTCTTGCCCGAGTTGCCGGTGCCATCGAGGTAGATGTCGCCGCCGATGCGGTTGGCGAGCTGCGCCTCCGCGACGTTCATGCGGCCATCGAGCAGGTCGATGATCGCCTCCTTGCCCGAGTTCTGGATCATCTCCAGACCCGAGATCGAGACCGCCGAGGCGTACTGCGTGATCGAGAACTGCGCCGCGGAGATGGGCGAGTTCTGCGAGACGTTGAGCACCTCGTATCCCGAGTAGGAGTTCGTGTTGTTCGTCGAGCTGTCGTTGTACATGATCTCCTGCAGGATCACGTTACCGCCCGAGAACGTCTTGACGTTGCCGCGCTCCTTGAGGCGACGCAGCAGCGCGTTGTTGTTGGTCACGTTGTCGGCGAGCTCGCCGGAACGCGACTGGATGTTCGTCGCGATGATATCGCTGATCGAACTGTTCGCGAACGCCATGAATGGCACTCCTTACAGAGGGTGGGTTCAGAGCCGCTCCGAGAGCCCGTCGAACTGCTCGGCCAGGAGGGAGCGGCGATCCGCCGAGTTCTTTGCCGCAGGCGCTCCGGGTGTGGAGCCGCGAACCGACACGGCAGCGGCCCTAGCGGCTTTCGCCGCCTTGTCCGCCGAGGCTTTCCGCTCCGCCAGCGCCGCGGCCTGTGTGGCCTGCTGCTGCTTCGCGAACAGATCCTCGTCGAGACGAAGGGCCTTGTTGTATGCGTCTTCCAGCGTGGTCGCGACGCCGCTCTGTAAGAGCTGGATCATCGTCGGCCTCGCGGCCTCGAAATGCTCTGCCTTCGCGGAGAACTGCTGCACCTCGTCAAGAAGCGCGGCATTGGCCGCCTCCTCTTGCGCCTGCTTCCAGCCGGTCACCTCGCCACGAATCTTAACAAGTTCGTTTTGAAGTGCCACGAAGTTGGGATCGACCGGGGCCTGTGGGGCGGGCTGACCCTGCGCGCTCAAGTCTATGCCGTAGGACCGAGCGAGGGAATGGAAATAGTTGAGCCGGTCCTGCGGCGACGACGAGCGGAGGATGTTGTCCGCCTCCATTAACGCGCGGATCGCCTGCGGCGGGTCGATGCCGAGGCCTCGGATCGTGTCCATGTAGGGCGCGATCGCCTCGTTGACCTTGTCCGCGAACTCGGCCTTCGATCGGATCGGCTCGATGCCGGCGCGCATCTGCTCCTCGCGCTGGTAGGCATACTCCTGCAGCCTCGGGTCCGCCTTGGACCAGAAGTCGTGCATTTCCTTCTTCCACGACTGCGGCGGGCGCTTCCAGACCGGCTCCTCGACGGGCTCGGGCGCTTCCGGCGCGGTGGCCTGCGGCCCGGCGGGCGCGGCCTTCGGGGCCTTGGCGGCAGCCTCGGCCTTGGCGAAGCGGCCCGAAGCGTCGCGCGCGCGGTCGGCGGCGGATTGCGCTGCTTCGGCCTCGGTGGCCGGCTCGGGCGCGGCCTCGGGCGCGGGCGCTTCCGCTTCGATCGCGCTGAACTGTTCCGCAAGCAGCTCCTTGCGGCTGTCGCTGTCTACCTTCTGGATCTCGCCGTTCATGTCATCTCCGGGTCTGCGACCGCAGGTCGGCCAGGATCTTGTCTGCCTGCCGATCGGTCATGTTCCACAACTGCTCGCGCAGGCGCTTGATGCGCTGCTCGCGGCTCGTCGTGATCGGCTGCCTCTCCTTCGGCATCTCGTTGCCGATCTCGAAGCAGTTGTGCCTCTTCAGATGCTCGCGGTGCTGCGAACGGCTGCTGATCCACGAGCCGTCCGCCATCGACTTGTAGCCGCCGATGTCGGGGACGATCTGGATCTTGGGCTCGGCACCGGGCGTGGCGACCGCGATCTCGATCATCTCGCCGTCGCGCCAGACGTATCGCGTCCTCATAGCAACAACATCACCTCCTCGTCGTCGGCCTCGATCATCATCGCCTGCTGGATCGCAAGCGCGCGCTCAAGGCCCGCCAGAATGCGCCCCAGATCAATCGACGGGGCCTCGATGATGTCCGCGCGGCTCTCGACGCCTGCGGCCTCGACGGCCTGCGCGACGGCATATTCGACCGCCGCGGGCGCGGGCTCCTTGCCCTCGACGATCTGCTCGTAGAGCTCAAGGACGCGCCGACGACGCGTCTCGACCTCCTCGCGCTCCTTCCGCAGCCGCTTGCGGCGGTATTCGCCGTCGTGCGTGTCGTCTACGACGACGGGCGGGATCGGCCCGCTCGTACCCCACGACACGCCCCATGCGCTGCCCCAGCTGTCGCCCCAGCTTGCGAACATCACACCGGATTCCAGGGATCGACCGAGGTGCCGGTGCCTTTCACCTGCACGTCGTTGACATACTGGATGTTTGCATCGACCTGCCCGGCGACCGTGAAGGTGAGGCTATCGGTCTTGGCCTTGATCGCGGTCACCGTGCCATCGACCGTCGTCAGGCTCGACGCCGTGGCGAGGCCGTTCTGGATCTCGGTCACCGCATCGGCGGCGATGGACGCCGCGGTGATGACATCGTTGCCGATCGAGGACACGGTCACGCTGTCGCCGGGAAGCGCCGCGAAGACCTCCTCGCGCACATCGGTCGGGTCCGCGCCCGATGCCGTGACATGGACCACGAAGTCGCCCAGCGTGTCGGTGTGCGCCGTGGTCAGGGCCAGCGAGTACCAGCCGTCGCCGCGCTCGGTGACCGTCGGGGCGATCGACGCGAATGCCGCGCCGTTCTTGCTTGCCGTGATGGTCAGGGAGAGGCCGGTCGCGCCCGTGATGTGGTCGGTGCTGCTGGTCATCAGCACCATCAGGTTGCGCGCCGTCGATTGCTTCAGCATGGCATCACCTGTT